TCACTTGCTCTTTTTTTTGCGCCCACCAACAACAATTTGCATGTTGCTCTGATCGATCGGTGCAGTTGTGGAAATCACAGAGCCGATTTCGTTGCCGCTGAACGACAACACTGGGCTGGCACTCTCTGTAGAAGGCGATGCATCTGCAAGCAAGCCCAGCGCCTCAAGCGCCTTGCTGCGTGCAACTGGCGACGCTTTATTAAACGCCGACAGCAGACGCAGATCGGCAGGATCCAACTGCGCCCGATGTCCCGTGAGTACGTACATGACATCGACGCCTCGATCGAGGGCAGCCAGTAGATACGCTCCGCCCGGCAGATTGATGTCTTTCTCGAAGTTCAGTTGCGCGTAGCGCGTGAGGCCGAGTTGCACAGCCATCTCGTCCTGCGTCAGGCCAAGCCGCTTGCGCTCATCCTTCAGGCGTTTCCCTACGGTCATACAGGCTTTTCCTTACTTGACAATGTTGAGTTAAGTCCACAAAATTCCCAAAAGTAGACGGAACCGCCACATGCCCCGTAAGAGTCAAATGCAGCAGTTCACGACCCGCAGCCCGGATCAGGCGCGACAGTGGCTTGAAGCGAACGGCATCACGGTCTCGGCATTCGCCCGGCAGAACGGCGTGGATCGGTCGGTCGTGCATGACTTGCTCCGTGGCCGCTCTCAAGGCAAATACGGCGAGTCGCATAAAGCGGCAGTCGCATTGGGTCTCAAGGCACCACCCAATAGTGCCACACAAATCCCAACCGCCAAGAGCTCAAGGGGGTGAGCATGTTCGGTCGAAAAAAAATTGTTTTCCGCTGCGAGGCTTGCAGCGCAAGACTCATCAAACGCACCAGCTTCCTCGCGCATAAGTTCCTTCGGCATGACTCCTATGTCTGCGAGAACCCGATGTGTGGTGCGACGTACACCGGTCATTCGGAGTTGACCGGCATTGCCAGCCCAAGCGGCGTGCCCACCTCGCACAGCGAGCTTCCACCGACCCCTGCGTATGAGCGCGCCCAGGCGCTGCAGGCCTACCGCGAGTCGCTCGGCGACCGCCAGCTGGATCTGATTCCCGTCGGCGGCGAGTCGTTCTTCCCTCACATCTGAGCCATCCCTAATGCGAAAGACCCTTGATTGGGCGGCATTGCCGCCCACGGCGAAGCTTTGCCTGGAAGTTGCCCTCATCCATGGCGGACTGGTGAAGACCGAACACGGCTACATCGGCCGCACTGCCGCGCCGGAGACGGCGCAACGCTTTGGTGCGCTCGCTGTGTCCACCCTCATGCGCGAGGGCCTCGCAACGTCTGACAGCGTGGATAAGCGCCTTGTTGTGCTGACCGAATCCGCCACCGCGCTGCCCCCTCTCCAACACGCAAACAGGGAGGTCGGCTCGTGATACACGCCAACAGCTGGTTCACCGCACAAGAGCCGCGCTTCGTGGATGCGGCAAGTAATGTCCCGCAGCGCCTCGCGCCGCACGCCAAGCATGAAGAAGCACGCCTGCTCGCTGCTGCCGTTGACGCACACCGTCGTGCAGGCGGCGCTTATGTCGTGATCGACAACGCCACCTCTGTGCCCGCGTCTGCGCGCCCGCTCGGCGTCTAAGGAAGTTCGATGCAAGAGGATCTGCGACAACAGGTGCTATCCCGTCTGGAACGGGATTACGGACTCAAGCACCGTAGCGGCACCGAGTACATGCGCGGCGGCAAGTGCCCGTCATGCAGCAAGAAAGAGCTCTACACCCACCATCTAAAGCCATGGGTGGTGAAGTGCGGCCGGCAATCCAAGTGCGGGCGCGAATTGCACGTCAAGGATCTGTACGACGACCTGTTCGACGACTGGTCCAAGCGCTTCCAGCCCACGGCAGCTGCACCCAATGCTGCGGCCGATGCATATCTGCAGTTCTCTCGTGGTTTCGACCTGGCGCCGCTGAAAGGTCTCTACACCCAGGACAGCCACTACGATCGCAAGATAAGCGCCGGTACCGCGACGGTGCGCTTTCCGCTGGTCAAGGGTGGCTGGTGGGAGCGCCTGATCGATCGTCCGCACCGCTTCGGCAAGCAGAAGGCGCGCTTTGCGCCAGGCCAGAGCTATGCGGGCGTGTGGTGGGCGGCGCCGGCATCGCTGACCGCGATGCAGACGGCGCGCGAAGTGTGGATCGTGGAAGGCATCTTCGATGCGATCGCGCTCCTGCAGCACGGCATGTGCGCGGTGTCGGCCATGTCCTCCAACGCATTCCCAGAAGAATCGCTGCGCGAGCTTGCCAAGGCCCGCATGGCCGATCTTCCGACGCTCGTCTGGGCACTGGACAACGAGCCGGGCGCCCGCGCGTATACCCATAAGCACATCAAGCGCGCAGCGGCGCTGGGCTTCGACTCGCGGGCCGCCCAGATCGTCCAGCGCGACAGCAGAAAGACCGACTGGAACGACCTGCATCTGCGTGCGATCGCGTCGGATGATTCCAAGCAGTGGGACAACGACCTCAAGGAGGCCCGCTACCAGGGCGACCTGCTTGTGGCCCGTTCGGCGGTGGACAAGGGCCTGCTGATGTTCGAGCACGACGGCCGTAACGACTTCTGGCTGGAGTACCGCTCGCGCCTGTACTGGTTTGACTTCGACACCCAGCGCTTCCACAAGCTGCGCAAGGAGAAGCTGGGCGACCTCGATGCCGACGACGGCGACGAGGTGGCGGCCGAGGATCTGAGGAAGATCAAACGTGCTGCGTGCTCCGTCCAGAAAATCGCCAACTGCTATCCGGAAGCGCTGTATTTCCAGCGTCAGGAGGTCACCGACGAAAGCTGGTACTACTTCCGCGTCGACTTCCCACACGACGGCCCCAGCGTAAAGGGCACCTTTACCGGTGGTCATGTCGCTAGCGCCTCCGAGTTCAAAAAACGCCTGATCTCCCTGGCCGCTGGCGCCATGTTCACCGGTACCGGCCACCAGCTGGACCGCCTGATCGAAGAGCAGACCGAAGCGATCAAGACGGTGGATGCCATCGACTTCGTGGGCTACAGCAAAGAGCACCGCGCCTACCTGCTCGGCGATATGGCTGTGCGCGATGGCGAGCTGGTGACAGCGAACGAAGAGGACTACTTCGAGTTCGACAAGCTGCGCTTGAAGACCACGCAAAAATCCATCCGCTTGGAGATCCAACGCGACGCTGAGGCATTCCGCGCGGATTGGCTGCCGTGGCTGTGGCAGTGCTTCGGCACGCACGGCATGGTCGCAATGACGTTCTGGTTTGGCTCGCTGTTCGCCGAGCAGATCCGCGCCGGACACAAGAGCTTTCCGTTCCTCGAAGCCACCGGTGAAGCCGGCGCCGGCAAGACCACGCTGCTGACGTTCCTGTGGAAGCTGTTGGGCCGCTCCGACTACGAGGGCTTCGACCCGGCCAAGTCGTCCAAGGCCGGCCGTGCACGCGCCATGGGCCAGGTATCCGGCATGCCCGTCGTCCTGCTAGAAGCCGATCGCAGCGAGCCAGACAAGGCGCATTCCAAGACGTTCGAGTGGGATGAGCTGAAGGACTTCTTCGGCGGCGGCACGCTGGCAACACGCGGTGTGCGCAATGGCGGCAACGAGACCTACGAGCCGCCGTTTCGCGGCACGATCGTCATCACCCAGAACGCAGCGGTGGATGCCAGCGAGGCGATCCTCACGCGCATCGTGAAGCTGCATTTCAAGCGGCCGCTGGTTACGACCGAGAGCCGCATCGCGGCCGACAACCTCAATGCGCTGCAGGTCGAAGAAGTCAGCCACTTCCTCGTGCGTGCCATTCGCCAAGAACGCGCGATCCTCGATCTGTTCGCCGAGCGGGTGAAGGTCTTCGAGGCCAAGCTGCGCGCGCAGCAGCATCTGCGCCTTGAACGCGTCATCAAGAACCACGCCCAGATGCTGGCGCTGTTCGACTGCCTGCGCCTGGTCATCAACATCCCTGACGACATGGTCGAGCAGACGCGGCTCGCGCTGTTGGACATGGCCCTGGAACGGCAGAAGGCGATCAGCGCCGACCACGCGATGGTCAACGAGTTCTGGGAGGTCTACGAATACCTCGAAGCCACCGGCCACGGTAAAGCCGTCGTCAACCACAGCCGCGACGCGCAGCGCATCGCGATCAACCTCAATCACTTCGCTGCGCGGGCCGCGCAGTTCAGTCAGTCCGTGCCCGATCTCAAGGTGCTGCGTGCGCTGCTCGGTGACTCGCGCCGGCACAAGTTCATTGGCGCGAACGTGGCCGTCAACAGCGCCGTCCTTAAGGACGAAATGACAGGCGTCGGCACTACCGTGAAGTGCTGGGTGTTCGCCAAATGAGCGCGCCTGTACATGTGGGAAATTTTGAGAAATTTTCGTTGACTTCTACCCAGGAGCGGAGCGACCATTACCGCGTCGCCGCAAAATCGGCGACCGGGATTGGCGTCCCGACTTCTCAAGGCGCAACAGCGCCCATCGATCGATGCTCGGCGCTTTTTTATCGCCCGGCGCTCGTTCGGGCGCGTGCCTGCCAGTTCTACGGCGGGCGGTGCGTGGGGGCCGCAAGGTCCGCCGGTTCCTTGAGTCCGGTACGCCAACCCGCACCGTCCGCCACCCCGATTGGCGTCGGGGGGGCGGATTCCAATGAACTCAAGGAATCCACCATGTCCTACGACGCTCAAGAAGCGCCGGCTAATGCCGCGCGCCAGATCGCCCATTTCTTCGGCCTGATCGCCGACACCCTCGACTGGAATCACACCGCCTGGCTCGCCCTGCAGGCCAAGCTGCAGGCCATTGGCAAAGCGCCCGAGGCGCTGACGCTGGCCGATGTCGAGGCCGCTATTTCCAGCATCAATGCCGACCTGGCTGAGGTGCGCCAGTGAGCCGACGCAATATGCACAAGGCGCTGCGTGTCGCCCCCGGCGTCTATCTATCGCTGCAGATCCGTACCACCGACGTACTGGCCGAACTGTACGCAGATGGCCTGAATGATCGCGCGCCGGTCATGTTCGCCTGCAGCGCAATTGAAGATCCGACCCAACTGTTCCTTGTCGATGACGGCACTGGCCTGGTCATCGGCTCGTTGCACGTGGTCATGCAGGAAGCCGAAGCCGCCGCGCTGCAGGAATGGGTGATCGAGCGCATGCCGGCGTTGGAGGTGGCTTGATGGACGCCGCTCACCCGAATACACAGCTGCCGGAAGACGCTGATTACGCGATCAGCGAAGAAGAACAGTACCGGCTCTGGCGTGCCTACCACGCTGCCGCATTGCTTGCCGCGCTGACGAATGATGTCGCGATCGAAGCAGGCATCAACCACGACGGGCCGGCAGCCGTTGCCGACTACATCCGCCATGAACTGCTGGATGTCCTCAGCGGCGCGCAGCGTCTGCGCGAGCCTGATCCCAGCAATCCGCCATCTGGCGCCGACCTGATCTAACCCCGTTTCAGCGGGCCGGCGGGCGGTGCTGTAACACCGCCCCAAGGCCCTCCACCAACGCAACTTTGGAGAGTCGATATGCAACAGCAAACTGGAACATGTCCAGCCACGGCAGCACGTCTGTTGGCTTTGGGCACCGGACCTAGCGCGGAGGCTAGCACGCCGCCCGTGGTCGCCTACGATCGCAGCATGGGCGACTGCTCATCGACGATCACCATGCACGTCACGCATGGTGCGGTCGTGGTCACTGCCACTCTGAACATGGGACCGCTTCGCCAGGTGCGTCAGTCCTGGGAGCGGCGTCGCGGCACCGGCACCGGCTGGAAGCTCATCGACGGCCCCCGCCTGTGGACCACGGCAGAAGACCGCATCAGCACGGAGTTGGCCGAGTTCATGGACGGCCTGGACTTCCCGTTCGACCTGGCCAACATGCTGCCGCGCAGGCCGACTGCAGCTGCTGCGGCTGCCGTAGCGCAGGCCGCAAGGGAGGTGGCACATGGTTGAGTTGCTCGCGTTGGCAATGATCCTGTCGCCGGCGGCCGGCGGCGCGCTGGTCTACAAGCTGTGGACGTCACGCCGCCCGCGCCTCACCCAGACCGGCCTGGCTGTTGGTCAGGTGCCACAGCGCCTGCGTCGCCGTACCCGCATGGCTGTGCGTCGGGGGGCTGCACATGGCTGAGTCCGTCATCCTTCTCGGCCCGCAGGGCAGCGGCAAATCTCTCAACGCGAAGGCTCTACGTCAGGAGCTCGGCCTGCAGGAGGTCATCGAGCTTGAGGATCTCTTGTTCACTTTCCGCGCTGATCGCCTGGAGCCTGTCGGGCAGCTGATCCTGACTTGCGACGAACAGCAGGCGCGGACCTGGTCGGTTCGCTGGGGCCTGCGCGTCATCCGTGTCGAGGAAGCACGCGCCCAGCGCGGCGCCGCGTGGAGGACGCAGCCATGAACCTGCAGCGCACGATCGAGGTTGCTCGCGCCGCCGCGCGGATGGGAGGGCCTGGCCCTTTATCCACCGGGGAGGCACTGACCGCCGCTCTGGTGCTGAATCGTGCCGATTGGCTGGCCAAGATGGACTACACCATCGCCGAGGCACTGGATCGTATCGACTCCGATACCCTGCAGCATCTGCAGGAAGCCGAGCGCGTGCTGCGCGCGGAGGCACCGTGACGCAGCGTCAGGTCGACCACGACACTCCTCTGCCACCCTGCACGAACGGCCACGTGGCTCGCCACATGCTCGATGCCCGCCGCCCTGAGGCAGGCGGCGGGCACTTCATCGAGTGCGCGTGTGGGCGGACGCAGAAGCACCCCAGCTTCGAGTTGGCCATGACCGAATGGCGGCGTGCTCATCGCATCCGTGCGCCTCGTCAGCCGCAATCCTCCCCGCAGAACGTCGTGCAGCTCGGCTTGCGCTTCAAAGGCACGCACCGACGATGATCGCAACCGTAAAGATGGAAGCGTTGCGCATGGTCTGTGATGCGCGCCGCCGGCAGCAGCTGGGGCAGCTGCTATGACGGGGCGAATACTGCATTTTGCCGATCTGCAGCGGATCTGCTCACCGGACGGCCCCGCGCCACGTCTCACGGCTGTCTGCCGCTGGGCGGACCGCGAGGGCATCCGGTACTGCTATGACCGTAAGGGCCGGATCTGGACAACGATTGATGCCGTCAACGCCGCGCTCGGCATCACCGAGCCTGCGGTCAACCACGAAAATGCCATGGAGCTCATCTGATGGGACGCGGTAGAAAAAGGAAGTTCAACCCAAATATGCCGGCACATATCGACCAAAAGGCCCTGCCGCAGGGTATCTATTGGGAGGATGGCCGCTGGTACGTCATCGAGGCACACCCCGAAGGAGGCCGTTCAAGAAAGAGGACGGTTGCACACAAGCATTCGCGCCTCTCGGAACTCCATGCGATTGTGGAATGTTCACGGGGCGAGGTCGAAAGAGGCACCCTGGCCTTCTTGAATGAGCGCTTCCACGGATCCACCGAGTTCAAGACGCTCGCGCCTGGCACTCAGAAGGACTACAAGCAAAGCGGCCAAGCAGCCTGCGCCTATGTGCTGAAAGACGGCAGCCAGCTTGGGCGAATGCAAGTGGCCCGGATCAATGTGCCGGCAATGCAGCGCTTGGTGGAGACGCTCGCAGCAGGGCGTGAGGCCACTGCTATGCAGCCCGCAATCGAGCCGCGCCCAAGCAAGGCCAACCACGTACTTCGCTACCTTCGCCGCCTATTTGGTTGGGGAATCCGCTTTGGGTTGTGCGAACACAACCCAGCCAAGGGCGTACGCCAGGCGAAGGAAGTGGCGGCTCACACGATGCCGGAGCAGGATGCCTTCACCGCGATATTGCGGTTTGCACAACAGCGCGCCACCTTCGAGGCGCACACCAAGGGCAGCGTCTCGCCATATCTGCATGCGGTGATGGTCCTGGCCTACAACCTGCGGTTGCGCGGGGCTGAAGTGACCGATCTCACTGACGCGCATGCCGGCGAGCAGGGCATCTTGGCGACGCGGCGAAAGGGCTCGCGCGACAATGTCACGATCTGGAACGGAGAACTGCGCAGCGCATGGGCGTGGCTGATTGAGTACCGTAGGCGGACGATGGCTGCGCACGAGCGGCCCATCCCTCTTAAGCCGGAGCAGCGCCGACTGGTCGTCAGCCAATCGGGCACGCCGTTGACGAAGTCAGCACTCGATAGCGCGTGGCAACGCATGATCAGGCTCGCCATTCGGGAAGGCGTGATCGAAGAAGCCCAGAGGTTCAGCCTCCACGGATTGAAGCACCGTGGCATCACCGACACGGAAGGCACTCTGGCTGACAAGCAAGAAGCTGCCGGCCATAAAACGCAGCAAATGACCCGGCGTTATTCGCACGACGTGCCAGTCGTAAAGCCGCCTCGCCGGACCTCGTAGAGCGGGCGCCGCTCTGATCACTTGGCCATGGAAGAGCGTTCCTGGCCAGTATTTTCCCGGCAATTTTCCCGGAAGCACAAAAAAAGCGCCTAAGGCGCCGTCTAAGTTGCTGATTCTAATGGTGGGCCGTGATGGATTCGAACCATCGACCAAAAGATTAAAAGTCTTCTGCTCTACCGACTGAGCTAACGGCCCACTGACCCGACTGCGCGTCGGGGTGCGCATTCTACCCTACACAGGCGTCAAGACGAAATCGTGTAATGCGTGGGGTCCTGAACGCCGGCGTCGGCAAAGCCGGCGGCGCGCAGCCGGCAGGCGTCGCAGTGGCCGCAGGCACGTCCGTCGGCGTCGGCGCGGTAGCAGGACACGGTGAGGCCGAAGTCCACGCCCAGGCGTACGCCTTCGCGCACGATGTCCGCCTTGCTGAGGAACTGCAGCGGTGCGTGGACGCGCAGGCCTGCGCCTTCCACGCCGGCCTTGGTGGCCAGGTTGGCCAGTATTTCGAAGGCGCGCACGAATTCGGGGCGGCAGTCCGGATAGCCGGAGTAGTCCACCGCATTGACACCGCAGAACAGGTCGTTGGCGCCGACCACTTCGGCCCAGCCGAGCGCCAGCGACAGCATGATGGTGTTGCGCGCGGGCACGTAGGTGACCGGGATGCCGTCGCCGCCGGCCTCCGGCACCTCGATGTCGTCGGTGAGCGCCGAGCCGCCGATGCTGCGCAGATCCACATCGACCACCTTGTGCGCGACGACGCCCTGCGCCGCGGCAACGCGTGCGGCCGCATCCAGTTCGGAGGTGTGGCGTTGACCGTAGCGCACGCTCAGCGCGTACACGGCAAAGCCCTGCTCCTGCGCGAGCGCAATGACAGCGGCGGAGTCCAT